CCCTAAATGGATAAAGCTATACAAGTAAAGCTTGAGAATGCTGAATTATCGGCGAAACTGAAAGGCAGTCTTCTACTTTTCATTCAAGCATTCTTCCCGATACTAACTGGTAGAGATTTCATAATCTCTCGTCCTATTGGCAGAGAAAGTCATTTCATTACCATTTGTCGCGCCTTAACTCGCTGTACGCGACTGGAATCTCTACGCCTATTAATTAATGTGCCTCCTGGTCATGGTAAATCGGTGATTGTAAGTTTCTGGTTAGCCTGGTGCTATGCCAAGTGGCCTGATTCCAACTTTCTGTACATATCTTACGCTAAGACTCTAGCTGCGACTCATACTGATACTGTGAAGCGCATTATGTCACTTTCTCAATATAAGGCGCTATTCGATGTCCATCTCAGAGACGATTCACAGGCGAAAGATGCGTTTACTACGGAAGCAGGTGGAACGGTTGCAGCTTTCGGCTCCGCTGGAGCGATTACCGGAA